ACATCTGGTAGAAATAACGGCTCATATTGGTTGCTGTGCCAACCGGGTTGCTTTGATCCATGGATCCTGCTTCGGCAGAGGATGCTGGAACGCGACCCATATCGACATAAGCCGCTGAGCGGTATGCCGCTCCAAGAATGATTACTTCTCGAGCTGAGTCTGGAAGGCCACTAGTTGTAAAGTCATCGCTATCGTTCTGCAACTGTGTAGGCTTTTTAGTGTAAACAACCTGCACGGTACGACCCGGAATAATTCCATCGGAGATGGAAATTGTCTTTCCGCTGTTCCAGACCACTGGGTTAGCAGTGCGGTCAATGCGGTAATGACGCACTGGTAGCCATTCCAAAGATGGTCCAATGGTCTGCCAAGAAACTGCTAGCGCATCAATTGCTTCTTGTGGCAAAGCGTAAGTTGTGCGAGAAGCAATGAATGGGAATGTGGTGTAGTACACACCAAAGAGGCTTGGGTAGATAGCGTCAATTGCTTCGTTAATATCTTTGCGGATCATTGCCCGTGGGAATGAAGGTGAAACAGTAACGCGCACACCAGCGCTGTGAGGTACAGGCGTTGTATCTCTAAAGCCACGACCATACGGTGGCACGGTGGCAGTGTTTGTTGTGCGGTCAAATGAATCAACCCAGATCAACTCTTCATCAATTTCCACAATACCGCGCGTGAGGACTGTGCCATCGGCAACCACAAAGGTTGTATCCGTAGCGCCCATTGGCGCAGTAAGGAATGTGGCTTGGTCTTGACGAGAGGTATAGCCCGTAAGGGCTAAAGCCGTTTCATCGATAAGTTCTGAAAAAAGTGTCACGATGTAATCCTCGATGCTGCTGCCGCTTCGCCATACCCGGTCACGCCAGCAAGAGCGTTAAGAACGCCGGGAGTATCTAGGTAGAAATTCTTACCACCATTGCGGTATGCGTAGATAGCATTGAGCGCATCGATAGTACGAGTGTAAGGCTTGCCTGTTACGTTAAATGCCCACTTGGATGCGGCACCGGCAATATCAAGCTGTGGCACTGAATTAGTGATGGTTCCTGCCAAACGGTTCAAATGATAAACTACTGTCCTACCATCATCTATTGCCATTTACTTGCCTTTCGCTGGATGGGTTTTATGCCACTTCTTAACCGCAGCCACGCCAGCGGCAACGGTCTTTACATCTGCTTTTTTAGTCAGATCAATTTTCTTGAATGTTGTCTTCTTTGAATTGGGATGATTGACAATTACATCCCCATTACTGGCGCGTGTGACAACATGCTTCTGGCCACCAATGGTGACCGAATCAGATACAGCCTGCTTTTTAGCGCCGGTCTGCTTTACTTTGCCGGCCAAGTTACTGTACCGCCAACGCCCTTGTATCCACCCTTTGGGTCGATGTTTGGCTTGCCGTTTAGTTCGTCAGTTGAAACGCTGACTGCGTTGTTGTTGCATCCACATGACATGCACATATTACTTACCACCCTTTTTCTTAGGCATTGCTACCTTCTTGAGATTTGGATTTGCCTTCTTTGCTTCTGGGCTTGCCTTGCGTGTTGAAGATGCAAGGATCGCTCCTGCGCTCTCCATTGATACGCCAGACTTTTTAGCAATCGACTTTTGGGCGGCCTTAAAGCCCATGCCCTTTTTTGCTGCTGCCATTAGATTACTCCCACTTCTTTCATTACCTTGGCCTTGTGCTTGGTAATCTGCTTTGCGGCAGGCATTGTGCCTGCATCAAAGGCTACGCCTAGCGTGTCGCTAGCTGCCTTTGCTTCATTAACTGCCCGCATAGTTGTGCCTGCTGGCTGAATACCTTGTGACCGAGCAGCCGCATACGCATCTAATTCAGCGTTCCAACTTCTCTTGTTCATTGTCTTGTTGCCTGCTGCATCACCGGCATTGGTATGGATGTTTGCATCCTGCAAGCAATCGATATATGTTTCGTGGTTCTTTTCTAAACAACCAGAACGGCAGTTATCTCCGAGTGCCATGTTTCTCCTTGGCTTGTCTAAAGAATTTCAAATTGCGTAAGACTCGATCATTTTCTTCGCCATTGGCTTTGCTAGCGGCAACGGCAAAGGTAATTGCTTCATCTATAAAACCTAGTTCCCACGAGGCGATGCTTGCCAGATCGTAGGCTTTCCAGTTCCAAACAGAAGCGTCATAACAATGATGAACGCTACGCGGACACTCGATGGCTTTGATAGAAGCATCTAAGCATTGCTGCCAACGTTTGTTGCGATAAGCATCTAGGGCTACTGAGAACCAAGGCTCACCCTCAGTAGGAAGGATCTGCACTCCGCGATCAACCCATTTGGTTGACTCTTCGGCTTTGCCAAGATAATGCGCAGCTTCTGCTGCCCACCGACAGGTGGCAGCCTCTTCAACATTCCATCCGCCAAGTTCCATGCGAGCGTTGGCTGCGGTAAGTACATCTTCCCAGCGACGGTAAAAGTAATACTCGCGAACCATATAAGTCCACGCACGTGGATCTGTTGGAAACTCTTTAACACACATCTCAAGCATGGGCAGATACTGCCCGCGAGATTTGTTTTCATCTGGCTTGTGGCTGATGATCGCGTTATTAATAGTGCAATACTTTGGCGTTCCTTCGCCATAGTAAATGGCTACTTCGTGAATTGGATATTTCCAGTACCACCCATGGCGGGAATGGATCTTATCTTTCTGCCATTTGCTGCCAGTATCAAATGTTACCCAGCCAGCCTGCGCCGTTGGATCCCACTGCTTGCGCAGTTCCTTAAAAAAGTTCTTGTGGATAACTTCGTCCATATCCACAAAGACACAAACATCTACGTCCGCTGGTATGAGCGCAAGAGACGCGTTCCGCGCCACATCAAAACGCCAAGGCCTAACACTAATATCGTGAACAGTAACACCCAATTCGCGTAGCTTTTCTTGTGTGCCATCAGTTGATCCTGTATCTGCTACTATCCGGTAATCAGCGCCTTCGGCGGCCTTTGCCCACCTTTCGGCATGGAGAATTTCATTTAGCGCAATAGCGTAAACGGCAATCTTCATTCGTTGCTATTGTATCACATTCCGCCAAGCATGAGTATATCCCAAAGGTTTGCCGCGCCTGTTGCGCCAGTGTTACCTGTCAAACCAGTTGCTCCTGTATTACCTGTGTTGCCGGTATTACCCTGAACGCCTGCTGAGCCTTGCGGTCCTGTAGGTCCCGTAGAACCTGTAAAGCCAGTCGCGCCTGTAGCACCATTGGTTCCGTTGGTACCATTAGTGCCAGCCGCTCCAGTAGGTCCTGTAGCCCCTGTAGGGCCTGTAGAGCCTGTAAAACCAGTAGGTCCAGCAACTGTGCTATTGGCACCAGTTGCGCCTGTAGCGCCCGTTGCACCCGTATTTCCGGTGTTTCCTTGTGGGCCTACGCCGCCTGACTGGGCAAAGGTAATGTTGTCGGTACCGATGATGATGTAGCCATTGGTTCCTGTGCCGACATTGTTCTGGATCCAGTTGGTAGCTGCGTTGGCTGTGCCAGTAGTTACGAAGAGAAAATCGCCATACTCGACCTGACCAGCAGTTGAGTTGTCGTAATCAGTAGCGCGGGTGAGGACATAAGCAACGCCAAAGGTGCCTTGAGTGGTAACTGTGTAAATACCATTTTGAGTCTGAGTTGTTTGATTCTTGACTAAAATTCTATCGCCAACAGTAATGTTTGTTCCGTCAATAGAACCACGTCCATTTGATGTGGCTGTTAATTTAGCGCCAACTCCATAGCCACCACCAGCATCTGCCGAACCTGCGGTATAAGTGGTAGCAAGGTTGGCTGTTGTGGCAAGGCGAGCAGAAGCGTGAGCGTTGTTAGAGGCAAGTGGCCCAGTCGCACCTGTGGCACCAGTAGGTCCGGTAGGACCGGTCAAACCTGTCATGCCAGTGTTACCTGTTAAGCCAGTGTTTCCTGTGTTGCCCTGTGTGCCTGTAGGCCCTGTAGGGCCAGTTACGCCAGTCATTCCAGTCATACCTGTATTACCAGTTAGACCAGTCATGCCTGTATTACCAGTGTTGCCTTGTGGACCAGCAGCACCCTGCGGACCTGTTGGTCCGGTTGAGCCTGTAAATCCTGTAAAGCCTGTAAAGCCTACAGCTCCCGTTGGTCCCGTCGGTCCAGTATTACCTTGAACGCCAGCAGCGCCCTGCGCTCCAGTAGGCCCTGTAGGGCCTGTGCTGCCCGTAAAACCGGTAAAGCCGGTAGCTCCGGTATAACCAGTAAAGCCAGTCGCTCCAACGGCTCCTGTAGGCCCTGTAGGGCCGGTAGAGCCTGTAAATCCAGTAAAGCCTGTAGCACCTGTGTAGCCGGTATTTCCAACCGCTCCAGTAGGTCCAGCAGGTCCAGTCACGCCGATGGCACCTACAGCACCGTCAAGGTTAACTGTCCATGAGGTAAAGGTTCCCGTGCCAACGGTCTTAGTAACGTTGAGCGTTATTACGCCAGTGCCGGATGTGTAAGAGGTTACGTCGCCAACAAAGTAAGCGCTTGATGTATTTGCAACAATAACTGACTGCTGCAAAGAATAAGCAAGGCCAGTGCCGATGGTAAGCGTGACAGATCCAGAGGCTGGCAAAGAAATAGAAGTTGTTGATGTTGTCTGGTAATGATCGCCCATTGGGCCAGTGTTACCAGTTGCACCTGTAGGACCGGTTACGCCGGTCATACCAGTCATACCAGTATTACCAGTTAAGCCAGTGTTTCCTGTATTGCCTTGCGCTCCTTGAGGACCAGTTGGTCCGGTAGCGCCAGTTGCTCCAGTTACACCTGTGGCACCAGTAACGCCAGTCATTCCTGTCATACCAGTCATGCCGGTATTTCCCTGAACGCCAGCCGCGCCTTGCGGACCGGTAGGTCCGGTTGATCCTGTGTTACCTACAGCTCCTGTTGGTCCTGTTGTTCCAGTTTGTCCAATAGCGCCAGTAGGACCAGTGCTACCAATGGCACCAGTATTACCAGTAAGCCCAGTGTTTCCTGTCGCACCTATTGCTCCTGTCGGTCCTGTAGGGCCTGTTGCACCTGTAACACCTATTGCGCCTTGGTAGCCAATAGGACCTTGTGGCCCAATAGGGCCAAGTTCAATAACGCGATATTCATTTGATACTACGTCAAAGACGTTAGTAGTTACCTGAACCTCAACGGTAGAAATGCTGTCCTGATTGACTGTCATTACTGCACCACCGATGGTGCTACAAGAAATGCTCCATTGAGAAGTTGCGTAACTGTTCCTGTGCCATCAGTCACATTAAGAGCGTAGCTGTATGTGCCGGCAGCAAGGGCTGCTGTCTGGGCAGCAGTAAGGTCACAAGAAATTTTGCCCGCGCTGCCAGTAATTGTTGCTTTGCCGTTGCCAGTGGACATTTCAGTGATGAGATTGTTTGATACATCGCGCACCTGCATATCGGCTGAATAGCCGGTCATAATGACAGGAATGTTGTTAATCTTCCATACTGATGTTAAATTAAAAGTTGTACCCTTAATCACATTGATGTTGTATCTGCCGGGATTAGCCACTCAATGCTCCTAAGAAATAGTAATGTAGGGGCCATAGCCCGCTGCATAAAGAATGTCGTATTCTGGCTGGGTGATGATGTACTCATGCCCGCCTAGATAGCAATAGTCTGCCGACTGTGTATCCTGCACCGCTGGTGTACGAATTGAAGTAACTACCGATCCGTTGACAAGGATCGAATTAGCGCGTGCGATTTTGTAACGCCAAAACAAAATACCAAAACCTGCTGGTCCTTCATTGACCGTTGGTGGCTTAAATGTATATGTCATGCGTTACCTTTCGTTGGGCGTTGCCGCCTAGCCCCTTGAAAGGAATAGAGGGGCTAGGAAGCAACTAACTCGGATTAGGAGTTGTGGATAGAAGCTGATGATTCGATACGAACCAAAGCTGCGTCACGGTAACGTGCCCAGCCTAGAACGCCGTACCATCCGATTGGACGGAAACGCATCAACTTATCAACAATTGGTCCGAAGATAACATGTGGCTCTTCTGCCACTGCTTCTGCGAGAGCCTGCTTACCAGCAACAAGTGTACGGAATACACGTGTACCGCCAGAAGCGTAGGTGTAGCCAGAAGTACCGAAGGTACCTGTTGCACCTGTTGAGCCAGTTCCGTCTGTTGTGTTGAACAAACGTGGTGACTCTACGAACATAGCACCTTCGTATGTTCCGATAGTGCCCGGCCAAAATTCAGAAGCACCGTTCTCAGCGTACTTGTGGTCATCACGCCATCCGCCTGCGCCAGTTTCTGAGCGAAGGTCGTATGAAACTTCTGGGTGGATACCACACCAGTAGTATTCTCCCTGACGTGGGACAGCCTTGTTAGCACGGAGCTTAGCAACAGCAGTACGAATATCGCGTGAGCGAATGACTGATGTGCCGTCGATGCTAGCCTGAGTTGTACCGTTGGTGTAGTTGCCATTGTATGTTGATACAGGGTTGGCTGAGCCACCTGTAAGTTCAGCAATAGCGTTTGGTCCACCAACAAGTGTCTTGAGCACAACTGTGTCAAGTGAGTCAGCCATGTTGAACGCAATAATGTCTGCGATGGCTGGATCTACATCTGAGAGTGAGAACAACTCGAGCTTACGAGTTGCGAGTGATGCGTTACCGTATTCAAGGAGCGAAACGGTAACAGGGGTTGTGTTTCCAAGTGCAACTGCATCTGGATCAACATCTTCTGAGAGAGATGTTGTAACTGCTGACATATCTGTGTAAATCTGGAATACAACAGATGAGCCGGGCATAGCCTGCTGTACTGGGCGCTTATCTGCAACGTCGCGGATAAGTGGGACAGCACGGAGTGCAAACTCTACATAACGATCATACGCGGTCTGTACTAATCCGGGAATACCAGAGGTAGAGCCAACTGAGTCGGTATATTGATTTGCCATTGTGTCACCTACTTTCTATAGGGTCTAGTGTCGAATGGGTTTTTATCGGCGTGAGCCACTTACCTTTTGGCCGAAAACGAGCATGTCAAGTTCTTCTCTGGTTTTAACGCCAGCCAATTTCGCGGCAGTATCTGCATCGCGAGATGGGGTATTTGCGTTTTGAAGAGCGGTATTGATACGCTGTGTTTCTCTAGCATTTGGTGTTGGTTCTTCCGATGAAGCAGATTCAGGCGCAGCAAAACCGAACACATCAGCGTTCTCGTTTAACCATGCATCAATCTGTTCCGGCGTACTTACGTCGGTAGGAATAAATTTGGCTACCTTGGTAGGTACACCTTTTTGTTCCAATACTTCCTTGACTGAACG